CAATTGCTGTTTCAGAGCTACTACTTAACGCATCATTTGATGACGTAATGGCTTCAGCCTCACGTCTTCTTGGTCGTAACATGGCTCTCTACCTAGATGGTCAGGCACGTGACACACTCATGGCCGCATCTTCAGTTATCTACGGCTATGACCGTTCAGGTCTTTCAGCTGCAAATGACTGGTACGGAACAGGTACCGCTGGTACTTCCCGTGCTTCTCTTACTGGAGCATTCGACCTAACAACAGCTGTTGTTAAGGATGCTGTAGAAACATTGGCAACAAAGAACATCCCTCGCCTTGGTGAGACATATGTTGCTTTCGTTCACCCACACCAGAGCCGCAAGCTTCGTGACAACCCAGAGTTCATCGAAGTAACAAAGTACGCAGCTCCAGGTAATTTCATGCTAGGTGAAATTGGTCGTCTATACGACACAGTATTCATCGAAACAACACAGATCGAAAAGGTGGGAAATGGTGCTGGTTCAGGCTACTCAGCTGATACAGCCGTTGCAGCAGGATCAATCGTTTACCCAACAGGTGGCGGTTACACATCACCAGCAACAAAGACCGGTAACGGTAACAAGGACCGCTATACAGCTATCTTCATTGGAGATAACGCATTCGGTCACGCAATCTCTCTTCCAGTTGAGCTCCGCGATGGCGGTATCCTTGACTTCGGTCGTGAGCACGCACTTGCTTGGTATGCAATTTACGGTCTTGGTCTAATCACTGACCAGTCTGTAGTATTGGCAGAAACCAACTAATTTAATCTAGTTAGGGGGCTGGGGCTCAAAATCCAGCCCCCTAACACAAACAATAGGAGAATACTAATCGTGTCAAAAGCAAAAGTAACAGACGTCACAGGACGTCAGCGTGAAGCTCAAATTAAAGCGCACGCAGAAGAACTTGCACAACGTGCAGGTGAAATGTCAATGGCAACTGCGGAAGCAGCATCAAAGCTAGAGACAGAAGTCGTGGATCTAACTGCTCCAGGAAACCCAACAGTTATTGACGAAGTTGAAACCGTAGGCGTTAGTCTCGCAGACGACACACAAGTTATCCGTGTCGCTGAAGACCTAGATTTTGTAACAATCGGCGCAGGAAATCACTTTTCCTTTAAGGCCGGACAGAAGTACAAAGTAGCAAAGCATGTTGCTCAGCACTTGCAAGAAAAGGGCTATTTGTACGATCGTCTCTAATAAGAGACATAATCTAGAACGCCCTCATGGACAAGCCGCCCTTCGTCCATGAGGGTTCTTAACGTTTGTCCTGACTTCTGACAATAATCACGGGATTATTTGAACATTAACTTCATCGGAGGAATCAGTGGCAACACTTGCAGCATTATCTGAACGTCTTCGGTTTGAGATAGGCGACCAAGGTAAGTCTTTCGTTGAAACTTTTAGGGGAGATGGCGTACAAACCCGCTTCTACCTAACAGTAGCCCCAGTAGATGGCAACACCATGACCGTTAGAGTTGGCTCAACCAACGTGTCTGGAACCACATCCGTAGAAGAGCGAACAGGTCTAATTGTCCTAGCATCGCCTCCGGCTGATGGAGCAATCGTAACTGTTTCTGGTACCAACTTTAAGTATTTTACTACCGCAGAAATTGATGAGTATGTTAACACTGCCTTTCTAGAGCATGCCCGTAGCACCACAGATTCCAACGGTAGCCGTGCAACCATTACAACTCTTCCAGCTGTTGAAGAGTACCCAATGATACTTCTTGCAGCTACTATGGCTTTGTACACTCTTGCTACAGATGCTTCTTTTGACATTGACATTATTTCTCCAGATGGCGTTTCTATTCCCCGTACAGAACGATTCCGCCAACTAACAGAGATCATTAATAATCGTAAAGAGCAATACAGAGAGCTATGCAATCTTCTCGGTATCGGTCTTTACAAAATTGAAGTGTTCAACCTACGTCGTATTAGTCGCATGACTAATAAGCTTGTACCTATCTACAGACCACAGGAGATTGACGATGCTTCTCTTCCACAACGGGTACGTTTGCCAATCCCTAATTATGGAGATGTCACTCCCGAAAGTGACGTTATTACCCGCGACCTCTCTATGTATGCGGGAGACGACTTTGCTATTAAACTCAAGTTCTCAATGGATCTCGCTACATATACGCCTAAATCTCAACTACGCCTATTCCACACTGGGGGCCGTGCTCAAGTAGGTCCAGTAATTGTTGGAGAGTTTGTTATTACAAAGCTTCGATCAACAGTTAATGGAATCTATGACATCATTCAACTCTCACTTCCAGGATCTGTAACAAAAGAACTTCCATACGCTTGCTACTACGATGTGCAGCTAACTGACAACACTGGAAAAACAAGAACATACATCACTGGTAAAGTCTTTACTGAAGAGCAGGTAACTCTTTAATGGCTACACCAGAAATTATTGAGATAATTGAGCAACCTACAACAGTAATTACTATTGGTGCTGATAAAACAGGTAGCACAGGTCCTCAAGGTCCTGTAGGTCCTACAGGCCCAACTGGTTTAACTGGGGCAACTGGACCGACTGGTGCACAAGGTGCAACTGGATCCACTGGTGCAACCGGTGCAACAGGTCCAGCGTCTAACGTTACTGGACCAACAGGTGCACGTGGTTTAGATGGACCGACAGGTCCTACTGGTGCTACTGGTCCGCAAGGCGCTGCTTCAAATGTTACGGGCCCTATTGGACATACTGGTCCCGCAGGTATTCAAGGTGAGCGGGGACCTATTGGTCCACAAGGACAAACTGGCCCTACTGGAGCTGCTGGAGCTACTGGAGCAACTGGTCCGCAAGGCGTATCAATTCATTTCCGCGGTTCTTTATCCACATACGCTGCACTTCCTTCAACTAATAGAACTATTAATGATGCGTATTTAATTTTAGATGAAGGCGATCTTTATGTTTGGAATGGTTCAGCTTGGGACAATGTAGGACAAATTGTTGGTCCTAAAGGTGACACTGGTCCACAAGGACCTACAGGTCCACAAGGTTTAACTGGTTTAACTGGTAACACTGGACCAACAGGAGCAACAGGAGCAGCAAGCACAGTAACCGGCCCAACAGGTCCAACTGGTTCTACAGGTCTACGTGGTTTGCAAGGAGAAATTGGACCTACAGGTTCTCAAGGACCTACTGGTGTTTCTGGACCAACTGGACCACAGGGTTTATTAGGACCAACTGGATCTCAAGGTCCTACGGGACCTTTAGGACCAACTGGAGCACAAGGTGTAGTTGGTCCTACAGGATCAACAGGACCAACTGGTACACAAGGTGTAACGGGCCCAACAGGACCGCGAGGTTTACAAGGTTTAACTGGAGCCTCTGGAGATACAATACTTAACGTAGATGCTGGCGCACCAAATAGTGTATATGGTGGCGTAGATTCAATTGATTGCGGAGGAGTGACCGGCTAATGGCTGTAAAAGTTCAATTTAGACGTGGTACCGCATCTGAGTGGTCTGCAGCAAATCCTGTTCTTGCACAGGGTGAAGCAGGTTACGAATACGACACTGGTAAATTTAAAATTGGTACTGGAGTTCTTGCGTGGAACTCACTATCTTATTCTTCTGGAACAACTGGACCTACAGGTGCTCAGGGTGTAACTGGTCCTACTGGTCCAGTATCTACCCAACCTTCAACTGTAACCGGTCCTACAGGACCTACAGGTCCGCAAGGAACTAGCATTACTGTTAAAGGTTCAGTAGCTGCAGTTATAAATCTTCCTTCTTCAGGTAATGCAGTTAACGATGCTTACATTGTTACCGCAACTGGTAACTTGCATGTTTGGAATGGAACAGCTTGGACTAACGTTGGTGCAATTGTTGGTCCAGCTGGAGCAACGGGTGCAACGGGTTCCACTGGACCTACTGGTCCTGCGGGTACAAATGGTTTTGTAGGTAGCAATGGTGCAACAGGTGCAACCGGACCAACAGGATCTACCGGTCCAACTGGAGCTACTGGTGCCGCCAGCACAGTTGCAGGCCCAACAGGTGCAACTGGACCTACTGGTCCACAAGGTTTTCAAGGATCTCTTGGACCAACTGGACCTACGGGCGCTGCGTCTCAAGTTACAGGGCCTCAAGGACCTACCGGACCTACAGGTGCAACTGGTCCTCAAGGAAAATTTACAGCTAGTGCAGTAGCCCCATCTATTCTTACTGCTGTAACTGGCGACGGTTGGTTTAACACAGATACTACAAAAACATACGTATTTTACAACAATGTGTGGACAGAAGTAGGTTCTGGAAATATTGGGCCAACTGGACCTCAGGGTGTGCCTGGGGCTCTTCAAATCGGCACAATGTGGTGGTTTGGAATTTAAAAAGAAGTATACGCCGTAAAAAAATGTAATAACAAGTATCTTGTACTAAGTGCAGGTAAAGAGAGGTAAAAATCAATGCCAGGTTTCTTAGGCGGTAATTCGAGTGGTACAGGCGGAGAGATCCGTTTTCCTGCTGAATTTATTGATCCAGTAACGAAACTCCGCGTCTCCGAACCGCAGACGCTGATTGATACAGACTTTGAATATGGTTTGCAGCCTACTAAATGGGAAACAGTTGAGCTTATCAACAACACTCCATCCTTTTTCTCAAAAGGTGGAGATACAACAATCCCAAACATTTCTTCTGTAACCACAACTGAACTTTCTCGTGAAGTAAAGGTAACTACTTCTTTAGCCCACGGTCTTGCTGTTGGTATTCCAATCAACGTTTCTGGTACTAAGTCTCTTACAGCAGATGGTGCCTACATCATCAACTCTGTACCTGATATTTATACCTTTACTTATCTTTGTAAGCAAAACCAATTAGTTACAGCATCTATTGAAGATCTTTATACTTCTATTGTTACCGGTGAGTTTTTCCAAGGATCACAAATTCGTATTGCTGACTCTGATGGTTTGGTAACAGACTCCGCTAGTAACTCTACACTAACTATTAAAACTGAATCACCTCACGGTTTTGGTGTTGCAACCCCATTTTATTTCTTAAATCTTAACTCAACAGTTTCTCAAGAATTTGACTCTTCTAACTCTGCTTCTAAAGCGTTTGATGCAAGTAACAGTGCAACTGCACAGATATTTGATGGTTCTAATACTTTAACTTCTTACAGACTTGATCTTGATAATAACGCGGTAGCTTCTGGAACTGTAAGTTCTATCTCAACCTACTCATCAGCAAACAATACTATTACGGTACAGCACACCACAGAAAACTTTTTAGGAAAAGCTGTTGGAACACCTCTTTACCATAACGTTGTTTCTGCTGGAGGCTACTTTGCTTCAAATCCAAGAGGCGTTGTATTTTTAAAATCTTTAGTTACAGCTACAACTAGTGGTTCCGTATTTCAAATTAGTAGCGTTCCAAACGGTCCAGTTATTTCAATTACAAACGCATTAACAGGAACTTTTCAATTAGCAAATGAAGCTCGTTTATTTGCTGGAAATAACTTAGATAGTGCTACTGAAACAACAATTACGGTTGTAAACGACGCGGCTAAAACTTTTAACGGAGAAAACACAGGCGGACAGTACTTAAATAACTGTTCATTTAGCGCAGGTAACGTTAGCGGAGCTAGTGGTTCTGGTGTTGCAGACCTATCTCTATATGCCGGTTTAATGGTTAAATATGAAACTACAGGAACGCCTCCAACAATTAACGCTGGTGGAGATGCATCAAATGGTGGATCTACTACTTCTTTAGTAAACGGTCGCACTTATTTTATTGATAGCAATTTCCAGGTAGGTAGCTCAATTAACTACGTTGTAACTCTTAAAGAGTATCCAACTA